GCCAAATGCTTTTAGCTCCGCAAGTGAGGAAAATATCGTCACTGCAACGGGTAACTATACCGCCGCCATCACTGCGGGCCATAGCAGCAATAACATGAAAGTGATAATGACTTTCAAGGGTGCCGCAACGGTTAGCACTAATACTCAAACTGCTATAGCAACTCTAGCGAAGTCTATCACTAAGACCCAACGATCAACTGCTCGACTGTCCCATGACTATACCAAGACGCAGCCAAGCATCAGCCGAGTATCAAATAGCTTTACGCAGACGCAATCATCTCTCGCTCACCTCTCGGCTAACTACTTTGTGAGCCAATCGGCGACTGCTACCATCATCATCAATACGAACCTAGCAACTACCCAAACAGCCTTAGCACGACTTGCTAGCGTTACAACAACCGGCCAGTCAGCCACGGCAAAGATAACGAAAAACATCTCTCGTAGCACCACCCAACCGACAATAAGTCGAATTGCTATCGGACGTCAAAGTACCCAGCCCTCAAAAGCCCGCATTGCCCACAATTATCTCATCAGTCAACTGGCTACCGCCCGAATCATCACCAATACTACAATCACAAAAACGCAAACGTCTCTCGCCCGCATTGCCCTCCCGGCAACTAAGAGCCAATCGACAGTCGCCCGTATTGCTATAAAAAGTGCTAAAAACCAGAATACCGTTGCTCGCATTGCCAAGATCAAATCAAACACCCAGCCAACTGTTTCGCGCATTAGTAGTAACCGTACTCTGACCCAGCCAACTGTTGCCCGAGTGGCGCTTACGCTCACAAGTCATCAGACGGCGAGCGCCCATGTGACGACAAAGGTAGCAAAAACCCAACCGATCAACGCGAGGATCAGCAAGAACTTTAGTCGCACGCAGCCCACAACCGCCCATATCACCGCCGTTGTTGTAAAAACCCAGCCGAGTAGCTCCCTAATCGCTAACCGCATTGCCCATATCCAAACGGCAAGCGCTCATATCATTATCAGCGTCTCACCGATGAAAAACCAGTCAGCCCTCGCAAGAGTAGCGGCTAACTTCACAAAACAACAGCCATCAACCGCCCACATTATCGTCAATGCGGCGAGAGTAAAAACCCAGTCAACTATTGCCCGCATTGCCTATAGCTATACCGTGAGCCACTCGGCTACCGCCCGTCTCGCAAGCGGCTACTCTAAATCTCAATCATCGGTGGCCCACATTGTCACTAATACCTCGAGCAGTGTCACCCAACCAGCAAGCGCTCGAGTTGCCCGCAGTCTCACAAAGCTCCAACCAGTGACCGCCCGCATCGTTCAACTGAAAACCGCGACACAGCCTGCCACGGCTCACATCTTACCTAGCAAGTTACTCACTAAAACCCAGCCAGCAATCTCACGGATAAGCCAGCAGGGCTATGCCCACCAGACGGCTACCGCGAGCATCATTACCGCGAATATCAGTTTCAAAGCGCAACTAAGTCGCGCACGGATAGTTCAACATGTTACTAGGGGGCAACAAGCTACCGCCTTGGTTATTAGTAATATCGTTAGAACATATACGCAAACAGCAGTTGCCCACCTCAGCCAAGAGATGATCTATGGCCAGGTAGCAACCGCATACATCGTCAATCAGCACAGCGCAACTCAGACCGCTACCGCCCACATTACGACCAATGTTTTCATCAGTCTGCCAATTACACTTGACCAGGAGACGGTTGACATAAATCTAACGATGACAAATATGAGTATTGGTATGCTAGGGATGAATGACGGCATAACGCTTGGTACATACGGGGCGTCATCAAGTCTGTCGCTTGCCGATGATAACGAAATAACCATAATATAGTAAGATAGGTACATCTATGAGCCAAACAATAAACACACCAAACTATAACAGCACCAATCTCAAAGCCACTACCCTGCTTGATAAAGAGGTTCTTGTTGGTGATACTGCCCTCATCGTACAAAACAGCGCCGACTATACCGTCGGTGATACGGTTGTTATCGGTGATCTTGGCAGTGATACCGTCGAGGCCCTCACAATCAGCGCTATTCCAAGCCCCACATCACTGACAACCTCACCGGCGACGCTCCCCCATGGCAGGTTTGAGACAGTCACAAGCCTCCTCGGTACAGTTGTCCGTATTTATCGTGCGCCAAATGTGACCGGATTGCAGCCAGACGATACGACGTTCAGCCTGCTAACCCCTGTGTCGATTCGCTACGCTAAAGAGAACACGACCTATACCGACCCAATCGGCTCAGACGCCTATTGGTACAAGTTCACCTATTACAACCCAACCACCAGCGAAGAAACCAACCTAGCCGATAGTAAAGCTGTCCGGGGTGGTGGCGCTGGCCACTATACGACCGTTGACGCTGTTCGCCACGAGGCCGGATTTGATTCAGCCCCTTATATCACCGATGCTATGATCTTTGCCAAACTCCAAGCCGCCCAGGATGAAATCAATGGCACGCTACACGACATTTACCAGGTACCTTTTACCGTGCCGATCAACGCCTTTATTACCGACATCTGTACCCGTCTCGCCGCCGGTTTGCTCCTGCTTGAACAGTATGGCCAGTTTGTTACCCAGAACACTAACAATGGTCAAAGCAAGGTTGACGACGCCCGGCTTGATCTTGATCGCATCGTGATTAAAGAGGTAGTACTAACCGATGCAGTCGGGATGAGTATGGCCGAAGCCGGTTCAAGCGGTGGTATCTCATCATGGCCGAACGCCACGACCGAATATACAGACGGCGATCAGGGCGGCGCACCACGACTATTCCGTATGAGTGATATTCAAGGCTACTACGGGAGAAAGTTCTAGCATGACCTTCCACCTGACGCCACAGCAACGGGTGGCTAATGCCAAGAAAGCCGCTGCCACCCGTAAATTGCGCGGTGAGAAAGCCTTTGGCGGGAAACATCATCATGGCCCGCTTGGTCATTCAGTTCACCATAAGGCATACACGCACGCCGCCCATCACGCCTCACCTCATACCTCACCGGCACAACGTACTGCGAGTGCGAAGAAAGCGGCACTGACCCGGCACGCACATAAGGTGGCGCACTAATGTTACAGATACAGGTTAAAATTAGCGGCGTTAGCGAGGAGATCGAACGCCTCACCCGTGCCAATATCGCGCTCCTCGATTACTCGGTCGCACTGACCGCCGTTGGTGAAGAACTGAAACGCTACTACTCGAACGATGTCTTTGCCACCCAGGGTGCAGACATCGGCGCACGATGGCCAGCATTGGCCGCATCGACTATTAAGGCACGATCTGGCAGTCATACTCGTATGATCGGCGCATCGGTTGGCCAACCGCTTGTCCTCACTGGCAAAATGAAAGAATCATTTACCGCTAAGGTAACGCCGCTATCGCTCACGATCGGTAACAGCGCTCCCTATTTCAAATACCACCAATCAAGCGCCCCACGAACAAAACTGCCGCGACGTCAAATGCTTGGTATCAATGAGGAGGTAAAAAGGATAGTCCAGACCATTATTGCCGAGGATGTTAAAAAGAAAGTTGAGATCATCTAATGGAAATTGAACAGGTATACACGCTCCTTAGTGAGCGCATCATCAACATCATACGGGATCAGTTTGGTTCAGTATTTAAAGCCTACTTCCTTGGCGAGCCGGAGATGATACCCGAGGCCGCGCTACCCTGCGTCGTGGTACAGAAAATATCTGGTGACGTCCAGGTCGGGGCTACCATGACCGACATTCACACCGATCAGGTAGTAGTCCACATCCTCGTCAATGGCAAGGATGGGTTTGGGACACCAGATAATGAGGATAACATATCACACGAACTCGAGGTACTTGTCGAGGGGTTGGATGAAACGACTGGCACATATATCCCAACCTCGCTAATGTATGCAATCCGTCATAACCTGACATTAGATAGCACGGTGATCGACCACGTTGAGAAGATCAACTACGGTGCCACCCCACGCGTCGACCAACCAACCATACGCGAGGCAGTCATTACCGTCACCGCTGAAACCCACGTCCTTGTCCCTAACCGATATTGATTGTAAAAATTAACTATATAACGTAGAATGGAGGCAATATGTCATACAAATACAAAGCAAAAAACGGTCTTGACTTTTTCGTACCAGGAGTCGGACGCAGCACAAATGGAATACTAGAATCAGCACAAGAGATCATTGACTGCCCAGCTATCGAGCAGGTACAAGATGGCCAAGCACCAGTTGAAGCCGCCCAAGTGGCCCAACCAGGGGCCGTTATTGGTGTTGCGCCACAAGCAACCGTCACGCCACAACCTGCGCCCGCGCCTGAACAAGCGCCGGTACAAGCAGTCGCACCAACGCCCGTGCAACCAGAACAACAAACAACTAATACCGAGGAGCTAAAGTAACATTATGGCTACTGAACGAATTGCAAACATAGGCTACATGGGACTACAAAAAGAGACAGTCCCAGGTCAAGCCCAGTCACCAACCGACTTCATCCCACTCTATGACCAGTCGCTAAATACGAACATGAACTTTACCGATCAAAACCCGATCTATGGCAATAAGTACAAGACGTTTGGTACCCTCAAAGGCAACCGCGACCATAAGGGTGACTTTACCGTTCTGGCCGAGCCTAACACCACCGCTAAACTATTTGATATGCTCCTCACGCGCACCAGTACGACTGGGAGCGCCGGTTTGTTTACTCACATCTTCCAATTGACGAGCGGTGACAGCAACAGCTATACGCTCGACTTCTCTACCGGCAACATCGTCATGCGTATCTTTGGTTTCAAGGCCAGCAAGATCGCACCAAACTGGAATAAATCAGAACTACAGTGGAAGGTCAGCGGCTCAGCCCTTGGCTCATTCTTTGGCCGTACTCTCGCAAGCGCCCCATCTGGCACTGGAACTTTCACCGTGACGCTCGATACCGACTACGATCAAAACCCAACCAACGGCCTCGTTATTGGTGATCTGATTCGCTTCTATAAAGCAGCTGGTACGACGATTGATGCCACCGTTCTTGCGGTGACAAATGGCACGACGTTCACCACCAGCACCGACGTCAGCTCAATGCTTGCCGGTGATATGGTTTACCTCCGACCAGCGACCGCTGCCTTTACATTGCTACCTAGCCTCATCTGGCCTAAAACTGAGTTCCACTTCGGGGCAACCGCCGCAACCGCTCTTACTAACCCACAGCTACGTATTGAAACCGGTTCAACGTATGAAATTGACCACACCTTTGAAAGTGATAGTGGATCAGCCCGTTCTGGCGGCTACGACCCAGCCTCACTCGTTCGTAGTGTTGGTGATTCAACCCTGAACGTCAAAAAGTTCTTTGATACGCCAGACGATATTCAAAACTGGAATAAGCTGACAAAAACAGCCGTCGTTGTTCGCCACTACTCTGGAACTACCAATCAGTATGAAGTACGGGCCACGTTTAACCACGTCAAGACCGATGGTGTGATTACGCCTAGTCTTAAATCTGGCGCGGTCTCTTACTCGGACATCAAATACCACAATGACTACGATCTGACCGATGGACAAGCGTACAGCCTGCTTGTAACCAATGCATTAGCAACTATTTAATAAGGAGACTGACATGCCACTAGGTGTCGAAAAACTAGAAAAGGTCTGGCTGCCAACCACAGCCAGCCTCCCAGAAGATCAGCGTGAATATGCCCTGATAAACGTAACGCTGACGACGCGTACCTTTCTCGGTCTTGAGAAATACGAGACTGTTGCCGAGCAATCAGCCTCAGCCCTCGTCAACGCAATAAAGGAATGGAACGTCAAGAAATCGGCTAGCTCAACTGAAACGGCCGACATTACCGTCGATAACATCCTTGCCCTCGACGTGCTAGACTTCGCCGCTCTCAAAGACGCTCTTAACGCAGCCGAATCAACCCAAGTAACAGGGGTAGAGCCTAGTTTAAAAGAAATCTGATCCTTCACCTGACGGCGTTGGCTGAGGGTAATGACTCGCCCATTGAGGACGAAGACATCCCGATCAGCTATACGCTCTATAGGTGGCGGAAGGCGATGGGGGTCGACTACATAAGTATGTTAGACACACCGATCCAAACCATTCTTGAAGATCTCGAATACATAGACATCGAAAACCAAATCAACAAACCGAAAGAGCAACCAACCGAATGATAGGCTCAAACAATGACCTAACCATCGCCATCAAGACCATCGCCGATACGCTGGGCATTAACCAGACCAAGGCGGCGATCGCCGACATGGATGCGATGCAAAAGGCAAACTCTGAGACGAGTTCTAAGTGGAGTAGTAATCTTGCTCTAGCCGGTGCAGCAGTTGGCATCGGTATTGCCGCTGGCGCAGTCGTTGCGATCAAATCAGCTGGTGACTTCCAGGCGAGTATGGTCAAGCTGACCACCAGTGCCGGGGAATCCACCACCAACCTCAAGATGGTCAGCGATGGCGTTCTTAAGATCGCCCGCGATACCGGTACTACTACCCAACAACTTGCCGATGCGATGTACAAGGTGGAATCAGGTGGCCAACACGGCGCTGACGGTCTCACCGTCCTCAAGGCCGCTGCACAGGGCGCCAAGGCTGAACAGTCCGATCTGACGACTGTTGCTGACGCCTTGACCAGTGTTCTCGTTGACTACCACTTAAAAGCCAGTGACGCTGCCAATACCACCTCAAAACTGGTCGCCGCAACCGCCGCCGGTAAAATGTCATTCCAAGATCTCGCCGGTGCTATGCCAGCGATTCTGCCTATCGCATCAGCCGCTCACGTCTCGCTTAATGATGTGCTTGGTGATATGGCCTCTATGACGGTTCACGGTATGAGCGCACAACAAGCGTCAGAGAACCTAGCTCACGCAATCGAGAAGATGCAGAGTCCAACAGCTGTCCAGGCTAAGGAACTTTCCCTACTTGGCCTGACTACTACCCAGTTGGCTGACGACATGAAGAATAAAGGACTCTCTGGTACGCTGCAAGAGATAACCGACAAGATCCAGCACATGATGGCACCAGGCTCTGATAAGGTCATCCTAGACTTGAAGAACGCTTTGAACGGTCTATCTCAACCAGTTCAAGATCTTGGTATGCACCTCTTCGACGGCACGATGAGCATGAAGGAATACAACAAGGCAGCCTCTGCACTTGATCCAATCAGCGCCAAACAGGCGTCGTCATTCGCAACTCTGGCGGGATCAATGCACAAAATTGGCGATCAGCAGATGTCCGGGGCCGATGTTATGCAGAACTATGGCCAAGCACTTTACAAGGCAACCGGCGACGCAACCGGTCTGAAGGTTGCCCTTATGCTAACGGGTGATAATGCTAAGACAACCAATGACGCTATCAAATCAGTATCAGGCGCAAGTGCCGACGCCGCCGGTAACGTCAAGGGGTGGGATGAAGTCCAGAAGACGTTTAATAACAAGCTACAGAGGTTTGACGAAGGCGTCCAGACCGCAGCTATATCACTTGGAACTAAATTGCTACCTATAGCATCCGATACCCTTGATGGCATCTCTGCACTAGGCGATGGCATCAACAAGTCAGTGCAATTTCTCAAGGATCATAGTCGTGAGGTTACTATCGCCGCATCAATTCTAACTGTTTTGTTTGGCCCGGCTCTTATTGCAGTTGGTGCTAAGGCTATAATTGCCGGTGCTCAGAATGTGGGGGCTGCAATCGCATCTGGTGCAGCTTGGATATATCAGGCTGCGGCAATGTCAGTTAAATGGGAAATAGAAATGGTCAAAATGATCGGTAAGGGTGTCGTTGTTGCTGCGTCAGCTGTTGTACAGGCGGCTATTGCATCAGGGGCATGGCTATCATCGGCGGTTGTCTCTTCGGCTGCATGGCTTAGAGAACTGCCAAAGATCGTTCTACAAGGGACTATAACTGCAACTAAGGCTGGTTTATCAGCAGCCGATACCTCCCTTGCGTGGGTTATTAACGCCGTGCGTGTATCGTTCGTATGGGTTACACAGGAGATGCCTAAGCTCGTCGCCTCATTTGCTGTCACTTCCGCCAAAGCTGTCGTTGAAGCGG